CCGTTCGTGCCTTAACTTCGGCTTCGGATGCTTCACGCGCATGCCGTTCGGCATTTGCGCGGGCTATGCGTTCGTCTGCAAGCTGTTTTTTGAGTGTTTCCAGGCCATCTTCAGGCTTGAGTACCTTTTTTTCTGGGGCTTTCGTCTCTGCATCAGCCTTAACGACTTCGATTACATCGTCTTTTTTGGCTTCTTCGGCTTTTAAACGATCAATTTCGTCAAAATCGATCTTAATTTCGTCTGTAGTTGCTGACATATATCACCACACCATCCCGGGATGAGCGATTCGAGCACGGATTTGATCGTCAAAAATCATACGACAGGGGACAAAGTCCTCTCGACTCAGGATGCTTGGCATCATGTTGATGTCCAGCGCCCATGCATCCGATGGACGCAGCACAATCCAATCGTGTAGTTGGATGGGAACGCCATAGATAACACCGGTGTTTACATCAGTACGTACAAATCGGCAGGCCGAACCAATTTTCAGCACCAAATGCGCCTTCGCTTGGTACAAATCTTCTTTCAAATTCTGGTGCGGAAGCACAATACCACCAGGCGTTTTTTCCTCTCGCAGATAGATTGCACAGAGCACTTCATTGTTGGCGATTTCGTAACCATCCAGGTTTCCCACCTTGTTCAGGATGGATTGCTTTAGGCGTTCCGATTCCGTGTTGGTAATATCACGATTTTTCAATGCAGTATTGGCCATGTTACCTTTCGTTTATGGTGGTGTTGATTTCATTGCAATAGTAGTCTGCAACGGTTCTGAGGGCTGCGATGCGCCCAACCTGATTCTGATACTGAGCATAATCGGTGACGGCGAGACCAGCGGCGAGATTGTCCTTGATCCGGTCAACTTCTTCCGTGATGCGCTTTTTAAGTTCGAATTCGAACTGAGTATTGAAGGTCTGCACGAGACAAATCAGCCGTACGCTTTCGCCTTTTCGAGTCGTCCCAGTCCGCCGCCAGCACCCGAATCGATCGGATACGCTCGGCCGCCTGACTTGCGCTGCATTGGCGGACCCATCGGAGGTGCAGCGCCTGCGGGCGGCATCTGCGGCGGAGGCGCGCCCTGATGCAATCCGACCGGACCACCTGGACCTGGGGGCGGCATACCGGGAGGCATCATGGGAACCTTATCTTTTGGCTGCGTGATGATGATATTCACGTTCATGCCTTTCTTGGCTCGCCCGCCCGACTTGCGCCCGACGCGACCACCAGAGCATTTGCCGCAACCGCAGCCCATCTTGTGCATCAATTTCTTGTCTTCGGCTTCATCGGCGTGAACCTTGCCGCCTTTCTTCATGCCACCAATATGCTTGATCCCGTCACGTTCTTCGTTCGCCTCTTTGACGTTGCGATTGATCAGAGAATCGGCAGTCAGCGCGGATCCGCCCGACTTACGCGGCTTACGGCCAGCGTGCATTTTCGCAGCTGATCCGTGAACTTTGCCACCGCTCTTGAATGCGCGTCGCGAGAGAACTCGCATGCCAGTCTGAGAATCCGCATGCATCGGCTCGGATGGGGTCCAACTGGACGCGTCGACCTTGGCTTTAGGATCGCCTCGCGCCATGCTTTCGGCCTTCGCTTTCGCTTTCGACCGGGCTTGTTCCGCCATCGCACTCATTATGGCCACCTTGATGCGCGTGATTGACGCACAGATTCGTAATCTAATCCTTGAGCAGTCGCATGGATTCGACAGGCATCGCATTCCTTGTCGGATGCCACTCCGTGAGAGCAGAAAGTTTCTTTGGATATCACGGCACGAGGCGCCTTCTTTTTAGGATATCCAAGTGTCCCATATCCTTCGAATACGCTAGTTGCCATTTGCGGTAATACTTCCCTGCGAGATTCGTAAAACTTACTCTGAATGTGTCCATACTGCAAATTTAATGCAATTCAACAGCATATGCCGATCCGCCGCGTTCTCGATCATGGTGGATGAGAAGGCACTTATGCGTATCGGCTTCGTGGAAATGCGTCGGGTGACATGTGCATTCGGCCGATAAAACGTGATGCCCCAGCAAGTCCCCTTCGGAATTACAGGGCGCTACGTGTTTTTCGATTTCGAGGTCGAACGTGCCCCATTTGCTCACTTCGGCAATCCCTTATCCACCTGCTTCGCAATCTTCACCGCTTTTTTACCGGCACCGGCCGCATCTTTCGGCTCCATAATCACCTCTTTGGCGAGATTCAGCATGGATTCCTGGCGCTTGGCCTCACGGTCCTCATCGCGATTACGGTCCTCGGTTTGCGCCATTTTTGCCTTAATGCCGACGTCCATCGCCTTCGTATGCGCATCCATTATTTTGGCCTGCGCCAGCGCCTGATCGACTGGCGTATCCACCTGCTGCGAACCAGAACTCCCCGCATCCTGCTTCGGCGCGAACGCGCCCTGCTGCACCTTGGCTTGCGTCTCCGCGGCCTTGGCCTTCGATTCTGTATCGCGAGCTTGGGCCTCGATCATTTTCGCCTGCGTCGATGCCTTCTCGTTGGCCATCTTCGCTTGCAATTCCTGCAACTGCGGCGGAGGCGCGGCTCGAGCGGCCGGCGGCACAAAGAACTGCTCCGGATTGCTCCAGCCCATCGCCTGCAAAGCTGCCGTATCAATCGCAATCGGATCGTAGAGATTCGGGCTCGCCTGCTGCAGTTGCTTCAAGCCAGTGATCTTCATCACCCGCTGGCCCATACTCGCCGTATTCGGATCTGCTTGCGGAACGAGTTCGCAGTTATCCGCTGCTTGCATGAATTTCTCGACGTCCCACGCTGTCTTTGATTTGCACTTACGCTGCCAAAAGCTCTCCGGATGCTCGCGAAATACCTTCACCAGCAATTGAAATTCCTCAGCCTGTGAGGCATGCAGTCGCTTGTGGACGCTGTTTATAATCTTCACCGCCTGATCGATCAGCGCAAGAGTCGTACCAACGGGCGCATCGCCGCGCCCCTCGCCCACTTGCATCTCGGACGTGCCCCCGACGCGCTGGCCGGTCTGCACCATGTTATCGACCAACTGCATCAGCGCCGGCATGCCCGCCGTGTTGTACGGCAGCGGCATCACCGCCTGGCTGATCGGCATTCCATTGGTATCGATCTGCGCCCCGCCACCCGGTGGCACGCGGAAGATATTCGTGTTTTGCCGAGTCCCTGACTTGGCCACCAAAAACCCCGGGAAGTTCGCATACATGCCAGAATCCAGCATCTCGCGCCAAGCGGCCGTCACAGCGTTCGTGGTATTGCCCAGAATATGCAATAGACCAATATCGTAGAATCCAAATCCCGGGACGAATGTATATTTTATATAGCGCGTGCGCGCCATCGGGAGCGCTTGGTCGTCTTCGTCGAAATTGCGGGTAATCGACAGGACTTTCCGCGAAGACACGTCAATCGTAACGACATATGGAATCTCTAAACCAGATTCCTTACCTTCGTGCTTATGCTCGAATCCGCGGATATCGAGTTCGCAGCAAATCTCATAGATCTCGCGGTCCCGCTCATCCGGCATGAAATTATTCGCCGTCAGGCCCTGCTGTGCTTTCTCTTCGGCCTGCACTGCGTCGGGCTGCGATTGGATCGGATCTGAGAGATCGGTCTCGCGATACACACCCAAGATCTGCAGACGCTTGACCGTCGATGGTCGCAAATACGTCCGGTGCGTGATCCGCCGCGCGTTCGCGAGATTAACTGCCGACTGATTCACGATGATGTCATCGGCGTCAACCGATTCCGACACCGGCCGGTTCCGCAGCGGGCAAAAATACACTTTTTTAAACGTCGTACCGCCGAATCCCAGCATCAATAGCATGCGGTCCGTATCCGGGTAGTACTCGGTCGCCACCGCCGTCAAATAGTGATTCATATCGCGTTCGTAGTCGTTCGCGAGCTGATCTTCTTTTAACGTCGCATCGTTGTCGTCGTTGCGGATTTTTACTGGCCCATCGGTCGGGAGCAGTTCGGAGCGCGCATTCGCCTGAAACCGCAATACCGCCTCAAGCAACAGCGGGTGCCGGACTTTCGACATCCCTTCGACTGGTGCGCCATCGCTCGCGCCCTGGACGTTCGGCAGTTCAATTTTTAGCCCCAGCAGTTTGATGCCGAGCGCCCGGTCATCAATCCATTCGCGTCGGGATGTGATGTCCTGATCGACACCGCGCAATAAATCGTCGGCGATCCGGTACAGTTCGCCTTCATCGATCTTATCGACCAGGTTGCCGAACCATTCGAGGGGGCCATCATTTGCCGCCGCTGCCTGCGAGATAGGTTTACCGTCAAGCGCAATCGTAACTGCGCCGTCCCCATGCGTGATCTTGAGGATATTCCCTTTTTCGTCGATGTCCGGTTGGTCGTCGTCATCCTCGGTCATGTGAACGATGACCTTCGCGGGATCGGGCAGGTCAGCGTCGGGCGGTCCCGGAATTCGGAGATTGGCGTTACCGAGGCCGGGGACAGCGCTCATATTTTACGTTCCAGCCACCGCAATTTAGCCAGCCACCACGGTCTCAATGCATTATGGACGCGTCGGTTACGTGCTCTGCGAATATGCCGCTTAAGTCGCCTACCATCGATAGTCGCTAAGTCACTATATAGGCTATATGCGCGAATCGCAGTCTTCGGAATTAGTAAATCAACAATCGTCTCCATTCCTATGGATACGAGTTTCACAGCAACGCATCCAATAGCCGCATCGGATGCGACATTTCCTTGACAAACCGATCTATCCCTTCGTGTGCCGCGGCGTCATCCGACACTGCGCCGATATCGTACGTCCGGCTCTGCGCGTGTGGCGGCTTACCCGTCACTGTCACCCTGAACTGATATGGGCGCTGCGCACGCGAGATCAGATCGACAATTGCGTCGCAGAGTACCATCGCATCGTAGGGCTTGACTATTGCCATATTCCGGTATCGTACCGGAAATTACTCAGGCCGGATATAGGGGCTCGTTTTCTCGGCCTGGATAGGTTTTCAAAGCTTCTATATCCGCCTGCCATTCCGTAGCCCTGGAAATTAATCCGTTATCTCGCAGGTATCGCAATCCCATTGAGGTCAAATCCACAAATTCATCATGCTTACCTTTTGGATATTGGCCTACCTGAAGAATTACCCTATCTGACCACGCACGCTCTGGAGCGTGGATAATTCCTTCGGCGAACAAATGTTGAACCGAATACAACCGAGCTGTTTTATCCTGACTCTTGGGATCGAATAACTGAACCCCAAATTTTTCATTCGAATACAGGCGTCTAATTTCTTGCGCAACAGAAATTCCAGATGATTTATTCTCAATTAGAAGCAAATCCACTTTCATATCGAAGCATGTCTTTGCTACTTTATTGACCAACTTATGCAATTCTAATCTCTCATCCCATGCGTGCATTAACATGACCTGTGGACTTGTTTCGCTATAGGCTCTGCCGATATACATCGGTTTACCGTTAGCATCCATCATTCGCGTAGCATGCGCCTTCACATCAGAAACTAAGTCTCCTGAAAATATCCCCCACACGATCATTCCTGATGGATCGTTCATCGTATCTTCTGTATAAGCCGTGTCCAGACAACCTAATACAAAATCCATCGCTGGCCAGTTTTCTTTTTCCCATAGCTTCCACCATTCCCTGAGGATGATTCCACCTCCTGCGGGCTCAGGTCGTTGCTGCAATTGACCGGCAGAACGAAATGGACCCATCCTTCTTTCTAATCTTGAGACCGCTGCTTCGCTAAATCTCTCTGGCCACATCAACTGCCCTGGTTCCGTACGAGGGTCTTTCCACCCTATCGATGTAACGAACGATCGATCCGGTTCATAGCGCATCGGAATCATCAGATGCACCCAATCGTCTGCTTCAGTTTCTAAAATGTGACCAGTCAAATCATTTTCAAATGTTCTCTGCTGGATGATCACATATGCGCCGGTGTCTTGATTGTTGAGACGCGTTGGCGTCGTACCTTCCCACCAATCAATCGTTGTTTGAATTGCGGCATCAGAATCGACGTCATCAACCGAATTTGGATCGTCGATTATTATGCACATAGCCCCCTCGCCTGTGGTCGCACCATCAATTGATGTAATTAGTCGTTCGCCGCCTTGATCGTTCGTGAAACGGCTTTTAGTATTCTGATCTGACGTGAGACTAAATCTAGATCCCCATCGCGCCTGATACCATTCCGATTCGATCAGTCTGCGGCACCATACCGAATCTCGCATCGACAACTGATTTGCATAGGATGCATGAAGGAATGGAACCCCTGGACCACTGATTGGCCCCTTGCGAGGTTGCGCCCATACCCATGCTGGAAACGATACGGAAACTAAATTTGACTTAGAGCATCGAGGGGGCAGATTAATTATGAGCCGCTTGATTTGGCCATCACATACCGCTTCCAGATGTTCGGCAATCGCCGCCATCACCCATCCATCTACCCATGGCGCTGAATCTATATATCTCCATGCGGATCTATAAAATTCGTAAAAACTTTCTTCGCAATCAGCCCTCTCAAGGTCGATCAGTTGGAGTTTTCTATCTATCTGCGAGATGTCGATCATGTGCTAGACTATAGCAGTAGGCGCGCGATATCGCGTGGTTCCGAGTGATGTCGGAGTCAGCGGCGTAGCTCAGTCAGGCAGAGCAGCGGGCAGAGTAGGGCTCATCACCCGAACGGTTCCCGTATGCGTGAGTTCAAATCTCAACCGCCGCCGCCTACATTACAGTCCTGTCTTCTCTCCCACGGTACCCTCCATATCGCGTCGCAATTGTTCCAAATCCTTTTCAATCACCGATAACTTCGTGTCCGCGATCTTCAACAAATACTCAGTCTTTGACGGATCACATTCTCGCAAAACAGTCTCTAACACCGCCTGTCCCATCTGATACGGCATCCACTGCGCATAACTGCCATCTGATATCGGATCATCATCCTGCAACAACCTCAGTTCCGTCAGCGCGAACGGCAAACCGTGCCTATCGAACCCGGCCACGTTAATCAAGCGATCGCCGTGAACGAATGCAATCAGCCCCACCTCGGGCTGAACTACGCGCCGACTGGACGCGTGATACCTATTCAGAACCCACACCACTCTGCCTATCGTCGGTACGATCATTTCCCCACCCCCGTATAACCACATAACCGTCGAGCCGCTACAAATAACGTCTGGCGCGATATTCCTAAATCTCTAGCAAACGTTTTCGCATAGGGTCGCTTCACGCGTGATGGCTGCGCGAACCATGCGTCGATCAGTCGCAGTTTCGGGTACGTCAGGGCGTGGGGGCGGCCACTCACTCAATCACCCCGGCATTACTAGTGAATGCACGCCATTTGCGCAATAGATTCAGGAAGAGGCGCTGTGATTCCTTTGCCATTTTCACAGCTTCCTGTCTCAACTCGACTGGCGCATTCAAGTCGCGGGCCAGAAATAAGTTTCCCATTCGCGCGCCGCGCGCCAAGCCGCACTCGAACGCGATCCAGCTTTCCTCGCTGAATTTGCCCACGTTGTTCACGGCTCGGTTCCCCTATCAGACTGTAATCGTAGTTTCCTCACGGCTTCCAGCATTGGGCAGTCGATCGGAATTTTCTGCCAACCTTCATCGCCTGCCATTTACTCACGGCTCTGCTCCTGTGTGCCGCCGACGACCCCACTCATTCAATCACCCCATCACTCCCATCATCATCACCCACCGGATCGCCAGACCCTCCATCCGCTATCCGCGTCAGCATCGCACGCATCTGCGCACGCTCCTCATACGTCAACTTCGAACTGTCAATGATCGGCGGCCGCCGCGTTACATCCTCAACCTCAATCTTCTTGGTGGCCGGCGCCCACTCCTCGCCCCCGCGCCGATCTAACCACGCCATCCCAACCTTGCCCGCCGCTGGATTCACCGGGTCCGTCGCAATCCGCAACATGTTCGTCGCAACCGCCGCATTCGCTTCGGCGACACCTAACTCGAGTTCATCCGCATAGTGAGTCATCAACGTCATCAACGTCATATCCAATAACTTCGCGATGTGCGCACGCATAATCCCCAACGCCGAGAACCGCTTCACCATGTTCCCGTAGACCGGCGATGGATGCTCCCCCGCCGTCCGCAATACATGCACCCGCTCCTGATGCTCCGACTCCAGCATCTCGAACTGCGACTTCATCCACAGCGAGAGCTCCTCCCGCGCCGCGCCGCGCACTTCCGGTGAGTCCGGTATCCCCGGAGGACGACCGCGACGACGAATCTCATTCACCCCAACTTCTCCCGTACCCGCGGATCTACATCACCGTGCAACGGCGGCCAGTACTTTATCGACCCGCCTATCCGCGCCCAATACACCGGCACCTGCGCCCACGTGTCCCTGTGCAACGCCACAAACTCCCCCGCCGCCATCTCGCGCAGCGGGAACTCGATCCCGTCCACTATCCATGACACCTTGAATCCCTCCGTGATCGGTGACTCCACTCGACTCGTCATACGCCATCCCATGTCAGATAGATATACGTGAATACACCGGTCCATGCGACAACCCAGATAGCCATGGCAAACCACGCCATGGCTAAACTAAATGCCGGACGACGGGCGATCGTCATCGCCGACCGATCTCCCCTGGCATGTGCGCCAACTCCCATTCCCGAAGCGCCTCCAGCGTAATCGCGGCTGCCCGCTGATTCACCGCAGGCTCGCCCGGATGCAATCTCGCCACAACAGAATACGCGAAGGCTAACGCTTGCGCTTCACTCCGGTCTGCCGCTGTCGGTGACTCACTCCGCGAGATCACTGGCGGTCCGTCGACTTGATGTAGTCAATCATGTTCTGCGTGTCCGCTTTGATAATTTTCACACGGTCCCATTGACCAGGCGCGGCTGTCGCTATCAACTCAGCTAAACGAATCTGGTTAGCTAAGATCGCAATCAGCAACTGCATTTCTGTTTTCATCCCTGCGAACCATGCCGCAGTGCGTTGTATACCATGGGCAAGCGTGACATCACTTCTCAACCTTCCCTACATCCCCCGCCAAATCATACCCCCCAGCCGTCCCCACCGTCCGCGCCCACTTCCCCCTGCGCTGCAGCAACCCCCGCACATAGTCCGCTAACGTCCGCTCACACTCCCATGCCTCTACCTCTAACTCCGCCTTCAATGCCGGCGTCATCGGAATCCTCACACTCGCTGAATATAGTGAACGCTGTGTCATAGTGGGTCATAGTAGGGCATACCGGGTACTCGTGTAAAGGGGCCCAAATTCTAGGACGATTCGCGGAAGGGGACCCGAAACCTGCCGGATAGGCCGGATGCGGATTTGGCGCACAGTACCGGTACTTCGGGACCCTAACTTCAGCAAAAAAGGGTCCCCCACCCCCCTCGAAAACCTGCCACATAGCGGCCAGCGCATTATGACCACATATATCTAATACATAGCCTCATGCGCGCAATGCTGCGATGCAACTTCGCATAATAGCCAGTATGACAAGCCATATCGACAATTCAGGCGCTCGCTAGGTCAATATGAGGTTATCCACCACTTATGCACAGATAATTGGTGCTGTGCAATATAGTTATGCACAGGTCGCATCCATCTGGTGAACATCTATTTAACAGTGGCCAATTCGCTAATGAGTCCGCTCAATAGACAGACGCATTAATCAAACTTCTGGCGAGTTCGCCACACCTTTGATCCATGGGCCTGTCTATTAAACTGATATACGCTATTGAGTCGATAGCCTATAAAAATCTGATATATCAGTTTGTGACACTTATGACAGTAAGTAACAGCGCGTTACTACATACTGTCATAGGATAAGTGATTGATATCAGTATGGTAATGTCAGTAGTGACAGTAGTGACAGTATATATATATTATACCTACAGTATGCAGTAGTGGCACGCAGCACATACGACAACAGACGCACAGCCCTATCTACGCCTCTATGGAAGTGGTGTCGCAAGTGTCGCAGAGTGTCGCAAGTGTCGCGGGATCAAGTGTCATGGGCTACGGATTGGCCGGATGCCCTGCGCACGCCGGGCGCACGACGGCTCTTTGATCGGGCATGGCTACGGGTTGGCGTAGCGTGTTTTGAGCCAGTGTCGTTGGCTATGGGATCGAGATTGGATCCAGCCAGAGTCACGCATGATGCGAGCGACGCGATTTTTATCAACCTGGTTCATATCTTTTGTTTCAAGTCCGATGGCTTCGGTTAACAGATAGAGGGATGTAATGAGAACGGTGCGACCGTTGGATTGATCCCAGAGGTAATTAGCTTGGGCCAGGACCTTGGTAGTCCATGGGTCTTCGGACGCCCTCGCGAGTTGTTCGTCATCGGTTGATTCAGGCATTTCGTACCAGGGCGAGCCGGCGCGGTAGCGGGCGACGGCTTCGGCGAAGATTTGGTCACGTTGGGCATGGAGCGTGTCGAGGTCGATGCTGGTGCAGCGCAGCGGCCAGAAGCGGCGGCGGCCGCGTATATCCGACAGGTAGTCATCGGTTTCGGATGTTGCGGAAAAGACACAGCCGCGCGCGTGATTCTCGACGTAGCGGCCGTAGCTGGCGCGGTAGCGGTCGTTGCGGATCGTGATGGTGGCGAGGATATGGCTGTGCTCGCGGCGGCCGAAGCCGGTCATATCGGGGATTTCGACCAGCCAGAGGCCTTGGATTTCTTGGATGAAGTCCTTCTCACCGATGGCGGTAGTGATGGAGTCGTACCACTCGCCGCCCAAGATATGCAGGAAGCTGGATTTACCGCGTCCCATTTTGCCTTCGAGGACGGGCATGGTATCGACCTGGCAACCGGGTTTGAACGCTCGAGCCACCATGGAGATGGGCCAGTTGTTGGCGACGGCGACAGAATAGGGGTCGATGTCGACGCCGAGGGTATCGGACAGCCAGGTGTCGAGGCGGGGTTCCTGATCCCACTCCAGGCTGGAGAGCCAGTTGGTGAGGGAGTTCTTGGCGTTGCGGCGCGCGGCATGGCCCACGGCTTCGGTGACCAGCGAGAGTGTGAACTTGGAGAGTTTCATGGTCTGCTGGATGAAGACGGTTAAGTCAGCAGAATCAGAGTCTTGCCATTCTGTTTGGACACCGCGCAGGTTGTGCCAGATCTTGCGTTGGAAGGTGTCATACCAGATTTTGCCGACTAAGCGGGGATGCAGCTGCAGGATCCGGCTCGCATTGGCGAGAGTGGGGTACGGCAGTCCACCTTGGTTGGTCTCGAGTCCGATGCTATCCCAGCGGACTGGTGCTGAATCATCGGCGGGATCGGCATCGATGACGGTGGGCGGCGCAGGCTCGGGGATGTTGGCTTCATAATCGACGGGGATTGCCACATCAGTGAGGTGCTGTTCGGCCCAGTCGGCGATTTTGGCGGCATTCCATCCCTCGGAGATGGCGTCGGCCACGTCCCAGCCTGGAGCCGCACCATTCGGGTTGATAACGCGTACGCGCTTGGCAAAGGGCAGCAGAATTTGAGTGATGGTCGCTGCAGCGCGCCGGCCTGGATCGTCCGCATCGGGCCAGATAATGACGTCCCGTCCGGTGAGTGGGGTCCAGTCGGTCTTTTTGACGGCTTGGGCGCCACCGGACCATGTGAGAATGATATTGCGGCGCATGGATTGCCGGCCGAGATCGGCACATTTTTCGCCTTCGACGATAATGACCGTGGACGTGGCGTCGGTGGATAGAATCTCCACGCCGTACAGTTGCCGCGGACCTGGATGAGCCTTGAATTGCCATTTGCTGGCGCGCCAGGTGAGGGGGGCGAACTGCTTGCCATCGGGTAAATCATATCGGGCAACCAAAAACTGAGTGCCATAGCGATACAAAGCCGAGGGCGTGCCATGCTTGAAGTGATCGGGAATGGGAGGCGCGTTGTCCGGGATGGGCTCAACGATAGTATCAGGCTTGGTCGACGGTAATACCGCCACGGAGCGATCGGTAACGCCGACAATTCCAGCCACTTGGTTCAGTGCTGCGAGCTGCTCGATATGGTGGAGTGCGGCATAGAGGGAGATAAGATCTCCGCCGCGCTCGTCACCGGCAAAGGCACCCCACGCGCCCGTGTTGAGATTGACCTTCCAGCTGTCGCCTGGCCCCCCATTGGATTTGCGTTCGCCGAGCCATTCGTGGCCCTCCCGCTTGCCGCCGAGCCATTCGGGGAGGAGGATAGTGGCCATCGCGAGGGCAGCAGCCCCCACGGTTTCGAAATCGACCGCCATGGCGCGACGGCTATTCGACGTCGACGATAGGTTCTAGGAGCCGGTTGCGCTCGGGCGGGCGGCACTTGGATAAATAAAACCGAACGACTTCCTCAAGCCCGGCTGAGCGGTTGCCCTCGCCGATGCGGGACAAGATGATATGCGTTTCGGGGTCGACCGTGACGTTAATCGCGATCCGGCGCGCTCGCTTGAGCGGCAGTCGTCGAGTGGTATAGTCCATAAGTGTAGATATAGTTGTAGTGAATGAATGGACGCATACTGTAAAATTTATAATTGGGATTGTAAAGAAGTATCGGCTGGGAGTGTGACAAGCTCGCGGGGATAGTAGACGCGGGCGATGTGGCGCGCGAGGTGTTCCGGAATCTTGGCGATCATGGCCGAAGCAAACATCCTCTTGGCTCCCTTACCGCGGCGCTTCTGATATGAGCCATCGCCTGTGTCGAACCACGCATCTACGCCTGGTCGCCCCTTGCGTCGCGGGTCATTGCGATGCCGGTTGACAGGATTCCGCCCCTTACCGCTCGTCGTGTTATGGGCTACTCCGAACCATGAACCGCCCGTATTCTTGATGGCCGTGTCATTGAATGCCCGCGCGACATAGCCCGGCTTGTCGGAGCCAGACCAATTCAGTCCGGACACCTTCACGGCCTTCCGCACCATCGGCATCAGCGCTGGCACATCGCCCCATAGGTAGAAACTCCCATAATGCCAGCGAGCGCGGCCGACCCACTTCTGAGCGCCACAGACGTTCTCGACGACCATTGGAATATGGCGCCCAGCGGCCGCGGATGCCTCGCGCTGGATCCGAAAACACGCCTCGAAAAGCGAGTTGTCCGGAGGCGGCAGAGCCTTAGCACGCTTCCAAGGCATCGCCCGATAGCTGTAGCCCTGGCACGGCGGGGACGCCACGATCAGCGCCGCATCCTTGAACTGCCTGCCGTGCAGCATCAGCACGTCCTGTATGACGAGCTGCGCGGGATAGCGATGTTCGCCGTACACATGCTGCACATTGTCAAAGCCGACGACGTAATAGCCTTCGGCGAGCAGACCTTCGGTCCAACCACCAAGACCCGCAAACAGGTCAACAGCCAGCGGTTTCAAGTCAATCCCCGCATGTAGGATCGAGTGGGCAGTATCCCTTGCCTGCGCAGGCTGACGGATCACGGCACATTTCGCCATAGGGGGATTTGAGTTTGGCGATACGGCGTGCGTCGCGTGCATCCGGTGGCGCCGGCAACGGCATCCAGTGAGTCGGACAGCAGATGCGGCCATTCGATTCCCACTTGCCTTTACCGAGCTTCGTATATGCATACGCGCCAATCAATATTCCGCCGCCATTCCACAGCAATAGATAATCGCTATGTCGTATATACCAGTTATCCTTATCGAACTGCCGAATAGACGCGGTCTCTATCGGCTGCCATTCACTCATCGTAGTCTCCCGCAATAATCCGCCCCGCATCCTCGCTACTGCGCGCTATGCCAGCTCGACCGCCCAATTTTCGAACCATCGCAATGAAATCCTTCTGCTCAGTCGTGACTGTGTTGCGTCCGAATTTGCATTCGATGGCTAGGTAGTTTGCGAGTGTGCGGCCGATCATCGCTTCTGTTATCAGGACAGATGTTAAGCCACCTAGATCAGTTATTCCAGGTGTGCCAATCCGGATGGCATGTGGATGCAGCAAGGTGATTCGATCGGCGGTCCTAGAGACTACCTTACCTGCCCAAGCCAAGCACGATTGCTGCCTGAATAGCCGA